TGAGCAGCGTAAGGAGACAGAAGCAATTCAGTCCGAGCGTATGCAACTAGAGCAAGAGAGGCAAATGTACGCAAATGGTTTACAGATGTTGCAAGAGCAACAATCAGCCAAACTGAAAGACTTTGAAAGTGTTGAGTGGGAATCGTTAAAAGCGGAAGACCCTTATCAATACATGATAAAGAAAGATGAGTACAGAGATGCACAGGAAAGAGTTAATAATTTAGTAGCTGAACAACAAATGGTTCAACAAGAACAAGCTCAGCAAGCCCAACAAGCTAGAGCACATTTTGTTCAACAAGAATATTCTAGATTAGTAGAATCTTTACCTGAGTGGAACGATAAAAATTCTACAATCAAGAAAGACATACAAGAGTATGCTACTTCTGTAGGATTTAAACCAGAAGAGATTAGCCAGTTAGCAGACCACCGTAGCGTTCTAATAATTAAGAAAGCTATGGAATATGACAAGCTAACAACAAAGGTTGCTCCTAAAAAGAAAGCGGTTAAGAAAGTTCCTAAAGTACAAAAGTCTGGAAGAGGAAATTCAAAGGAAGATGTAGCTGCTGAAGCTATTAAGAAAAAGCGTACAAGGTTACAGAAGTCAGGCAAACAACAAGATGCTGCTTCTGTTTTTTATGATATGCTTTAAGGAGATAGGATAATGCCTACGCAATTTAAGACATACGATGCAACTGCAATCCGTGAGGATTTGTCAGATGTCATCTATGATATTTCACCAACGGATACTCCGTTCCTATCCAGTATTACTGGTAAAGGTTCAGTATCTAACACTCTATTTGAGTGGCAAACAGAAGCACTCGCTGCTGCTGTAATTAATAACTACCATGTTGAAGGAGCTGCTGCTGGTACAGCTGCAACTACTGCGACTGTTCGTGCAACTAACCAAACACAAATTTCTAAGAAAGTTGTTGAGGTTACTGGTACACACGAGACAGTTAACAACGCTGGTAAGAAGTCAGAAATGGCTCACCAACTAGCAAAGGCTTCAAAAGAGCTTAAGCGTGATATGGAAGGTTCACTACTAGCTGACAACGCTGCTGCTGCGGGTAACGCAACAACTGCTCGTGAGACTCGTGGTGCTGCTAACTGGATTACAACTAATGTTGTAGATGCTGGTACTAGTGGTACACATGCTGCTATGACTGAAGCTGATGTTCTTTCGGCTGCTGAAGCAGTATGGACACAAGGCGGTGAAGCGTCTACTATCCTACTTGGTGCAACTAACAAGAAGTTAATCACAGCTATGAATGGTCGTGCTGATGCAATTCGCTCAGTAGCAGATAACAACATGACTATCCAAAACTCAGTTGATGTATATGTATCAGACTTTGGTACTTACAACATCATCATGGATAGATTCTGTGACCAAGATGTTGTATACTTCCTAGACCACGATATGTGGTCAGTTGATTACCTTCGTGATTTCCAAACTGTGGACATCGCTAAAGAAGGTGACTCAGAGAAGAAGATGCTTCTAGTTGAGTACGGTCTAAGATGTGGCAACGAAGCTGCCAACGCTAAGATTAGATACACTACAGGTTAATATAACCGACTACCACCCTAGGCAACTGGGGTGGTTTACATTATGGCAATTGATACAAAAATAATAGCAAATTTAGATGGAAGCCTTACAGTAGCTAGTCAGCAAAATGACAAGGTAGTTAAGAAACTAGCCGAGCTAAACACAAAAGATAAGTTCCATAACAGAAGTACACAATACAAAGGTGATTCAGTAATGTCTCACAAAGTAGCAAGCATACCACTTATTGTGGTAGAACAAATGATGCGAGAAGGCATATGGGGAAACCAAGAAAGAATGAAGGTTTGGATGAACGACCCAGCTAACGCTATGTGGAGAACTACTAAAGGAAAAGTATAATGGCATTAAGTACATTTACAGAATTAAAAGATGCAATAGCAGACTGGTTAGATAGGTCAGACTTGACCGCAAGGATACCAGACTTTATTACACTTGCAGAAGCCCGTGTTAGTAGAGACTTACGCATAAGAGCTATGGAAGTTAGAAGTACAATGACAACTACAGCAGGACAGCAGTATTTTAATTTGCCCGGTAGTTACATACAAATGCGTAACATACAACTAAACACAAACCCAACTACACCTCTTGAGTACATTACACCAGAGATGTTGGATAGGTTATATGGCAGTAGTGCAACGGGTAAACCAAGAGCTTATACTTTAATTGGTGACGAAATTCAACTAGCACCTATACCTGATTCAACGTACACACTAGAAATGGCATATTACAAAAAATTTTATTCCCTAGGTGATGGTACTGGAGGAACTGTAGCAAGTAACTGGCTTACTTCAAATGCACCTGATGTATTATTATATGGTTCTTTATTAGAAGCAGAACCTTTTATTAAGAATGATGAAAGAGTAGCAACTTGGCTAAGTGGTTATTCAAACGCAATAGACAAAATACAAAAAGCAGATGCAAGAGATAGGCACTCTGGGTCAGCAATGAGGGTGCGTAATATATATTCTGGTGTTGAAGGGTAGTGGCTCAAAGTACTTGGGCTGCAAGTTCAAATACTTGGTCTAATACACCATACACTTGGAGCAATAATACATACACAGCAGTAGTAGATTTAGCTGTTAGTAACACAGCTTCATCGGTTCAGAATGCTATATACCCATCATCAGCTACATTAACTCAGGTTATTTTATCTCAGTTAAATGGGGAAGATACAGTTTTTCCACGCTCTGTAACAATGGGTATGGATTCTGGAATGTCTGGTACAGCATTTATAATTGCTCCAGTAACAGCAGCTTTTAATTCTACTAAAGCATTTACTGATACTGGTTCATTAGTAATAACCGGAATTGCAGAATTAGCTTTTGATGGAAATTATGGAATGGCTAACTCAGCTAACGCTATATACCCATCAGCAGTTACAATGACTCAAGTTATTTTATCTCAGCTAAATGGCGAAGATACAATATTTCCAAGGTCATTAGCTTACGCTGGTAATTATGGAATGACTGGTTTAGGTGTACTTGCTATACCAGCAAATGCTACATTAGCAAATACAAACACAGTTGCTAATGAAGTTACGATGACAATGCCTGCAAGTGGCACATTATCAAATACAAGTGCAATAGCTACAGAAAACATAGCAAAATTTATTGGAAACGCTACATTAAGTACAACAAGTAATTTAATAAATAATATAAACTTTCCAGAAAGTGCTACGTTAAACACAACAAGTAACGCAGCAAGTAGTGGTAATTTTAGTTTTTCTGAAAGTGTGTCATTAGGCATAACAAATGACTTAGTTAATAATATAAATTTTCCAGAAAGTGTTTTATTAAGTGCAGCAAATGATATAATAAACAATGTAAATTTTGCAGAAAGTATTACATTAGCAAACACAAGTACAATTGTTAACACAACAGCATTAGTAATTCCAGTTAGTGCTACGTTATTAAGCACAGGTGGAATGACTAATACAAATATTATGTCAATTCCTGTAAGTGCTGTGCTAGGTACAACAGGTGACTTAGTAAATAATATAAACTTTCCAGAAAATATTGCATTAGGTGTAACAAATAATATAGTAAACAATATAAACTTCCCAGAAAGTGTTACATTAGACACTACTAGTTTTGTCTCAGGAAGTAGTAAGTTTTTATGGAATAATGAAACAGAAGATACAGGCACAGCGTGGTCAGCTTCTACAGACGCAAGTGATGTATGGGGTTCTATAACAGAAGACACCGGTACAAGTTGGTCAGATTCTACAGACGCAAATGATGTATGGGATGAAGAAGAAGAAGATTCAAGTACAACTTGGACAAAATTAGATTAATGACAAAGGAGATGTAATGAGATTAAAAGATGTAAACATAGGGCTGGCTAACTATTGGAAAGTTACTTGTCTTGACAAAGACGGAAACGTCAAATGGGAAGAGGATAAGAAAAACCTAATTACTACAGTAGGTTTAAACCATATTCTAGATACACAATTTCACGCAAGTACACAGAACACAACTTGGTACATAGGGCTTAAAGGTGCTGGTACTCCAGCTGCTGCTGACACTATGGCATCACACTCAAGCTGGTCAGAATTAACTGGCTATTCTGGTAACAGAAAAGAATGGACAGAAGGTGCAGCATCAAACGGTAGTATGACTAATAGCTCTAGTGTAGATTTTGCACTTACTGGAAGTGCTACAATAGCTGGTGCTTTTTTAAATACAGCAGCGACAGGAACAGCAGGTACACTATATGGTGTAGTTGATTTTAGTTCTGCAAGAGCAGTAATTTCTGGAGACACACTACAGGTAACAGTAACAGTAACAGCAGCTTCAGCATAAGGAAACAATAAATGGCTTTAGAGGATTTAACAGGTACTAAATACCTTAATGACCTAGTAGCGACAAACCCAACAGTAGGCGATAATGTCTCTGAAGGTGATGACCATATACGAGGAATTAAGAATGTACTTAAGACTACATTCCCTAGTATTGATGGTGCAATAACTGCAACAGATACTGAGCTCAATTATGTTGATGGTGTAACATCTGCTATTCAAACCCAATTAGATGCGAAAGTAACTAACGCTACACATACTGGTGAAGTAACAGGAGCAACAGCACTTACTATTGCAGATAATGTAGTAGACGAGGCTAATCTTAAAATAAGCAACAGCCCTACCAATGGTTATGTTCTTACAGCACAAAGTGGCAACACTGGTGGTTTAACTTGGGCAACAGCACCGTCCACTAACGCTACACATACTGGAGAAGTAACAGGAGCAACAGCACTTACTATTGCTGACAACATAGTAGATGAAGCCAACCTAAAAGTATCTAACGCACCTACTAATGGTTATGTTCTTACAGCACAGTCAGGTGCTTCAGGAGGGCTAACTTGGGCAGCTCCAAGTGGCGGTACTACTAATCCTATACTTGCATTTGTAGCTTCTTCAGGTTCAATT